TGGAGCATAATGGCAAACGAAATTACTACAACAGATGCACTACAATCTTTAAAACCAAATGCTGAGTGGACACTAACAGGAAGTAGTTTAAATTGGTTAGATTCAGAACAAACAGAGCCTACATCAGATGAACTAGCAGCAGAGGTTATTAGGTTACAAGCAGTTTATGATGCAAAAGCATACCAGCGTACTAGGTCTTTAGAGTATCCATCAGTACAAGACCAACTAGATATGCAATATTGGGATAGTGTTAATGGTACAACTACTTGGGCAACTGCAATAGCTAAAGTTAAAACAGATAACCCAAAACCATAGGTTAATTATTTATGTCTAACATGACAGATTACGAAGCAGGACAGTTAGTAGCAGTAGTTACTCAGCTCAATAATGAAATAAGTGAAATGAATAGAACTTGTACTCAGCTATCTGATCGAGTAAATGAATTAGAAAAACAAATGGCTAAAGGAAAGGGAATGTTTGCTGGAGCTATATTTATAGCAATGGGATTAGGTGGTCTTGGTAGCACCTTATTCTCTAAATGGTTTAATTAGGATACAAGATATGACTTACTTAGATATAGTTAATAACATTTTAAAACGATTAAGAGAGCGTACTGTATCAACAGTCAATGAATCTTCTTACTCTAGCTTGATAGCTGTACTTGTTAATGATGCAAAAGAATCAGTAGAAAATGCTTGGAACTGGAGTGCATTAAGAACTACATTAAGTGCTACTACATCTAATGGTATTTTTAACTATGAACTAAATGGTTCTTTAAATGCTTTAACAGTATTAGATGCAACAAATGTAACAGATAACTTTTTCTTAGATTACAAAGCAGCACACGATTTTAACAAATTCTTTTTGAGTAGTGATGTAGCAACAGGCTCACCTTACTACTATTCGTTTAACGGAGTTAGTGCTGATGGTGATACACAAGTAGACCTATATCCTATACCAGACAAAGCATACACAATTAGATTTAACTGTGTACTTAGGTCAGATGATTTAGTAAATGATGCTGATACATTAACTGTACCAACTAAACCAGTAGAGCTACTAGCTTATGCAATGGCAGTAGAAGAACGTGGTGAAGATGGTGGTATCAATCCTGTTAGTGCTTATGCTAGAGCTACCAATGCTTTACAAGATGCAGTAACTTTAGATGGTAACAAACACCCAGAGGAGCTAGTGTGGTATGAAAGCTAGAACAGTCTTTGTAGAATCACTAGCATCATCAGCAGCAGATTTATATACAGTACCTAATAATATGAGAGCAAAGTTAGTTCTTATTTTTGTATCTAACAGTGCAGGTTCTACTAGAAGCGATACAAATGTAACTATTAACTTTGATTCTACAGAGATAACAGTATTAGGTGATAAAAGTTTAAGCTCTGGTGACTTTATAGAATTACAAATGAATGGTGGTTATGTAATGCTAGAGGCTGGTTATAAAATTAAAGGTTCATGTGCAGGTGGTACAGGGGTTTCTTGTATCCTTACAGTTGAAGAAGTACCATTTATTGTGAGTACAAACTAATATGGCAAAAGAATTAGTAACAGCATCATTAGTAGCACCAGCATTTTTAGGTTTAAATACCCAAGAGTCTAGTTTGTCTAATGACCCTAGCTTTGCTCTTGATGCAAACAACTGTGTTATTGATGAATTTGGTAGACTAGGTGCAAGAGAAGGTTGGTTTTATCGTACAACAGGTAGTGATGGTATTAACCTACTAGGTATGCACCCCTTCTTAGATGTAGCTGGTGTTAATACTTTTATATCTTGGAACGCTACTACATTTAAAAAAGGTTTTAGTACACTTACTACAATAACACCTACTACAACTGATACTATATCAGCAGGTAACTGGCAGTGTGTAACCTTAAATGATAGAGCTTATTTCTTTCAAGCAGGTTACAAGCCTTTGTACTACACCAATGAATCTACTGCTAATGAGTTTAAAAGCATAGACCAACACGCTGATTATACAGGTAGTGTACCTAGTGCAAACATAGTAATGAGTGCGTATGGTAGATTATGGGCAGCAGACACTGCCACTAACAAGACTACTGTATACTTCTCAGACCTCTTAGAAGGCACTAAATGGGGCAGTGGGAGTGCTGGTAGTATCAACATAGCAGGTGTGCTTCCAAAAGGCTCAGATGTCATTACAGGGCTTGGTAGCCACAATGGTTATTTAATTATATTTTGTAAGAACAATATTATTATATTTAAAGATAACGATAGTTTTCAAGGTAGCTTTGATGTAAACACTCTAACCTTAGTAGAAGTATTAGAAGGTGTAGGTTGTATTACTAGAGATACAATACAAAACACAGGTGCAGATATTTTATTTTTATCTGCTACAGGATTAAGAAGTTTAGGTAGAACAATACAAGAAAAGTCAGCTAAGTTAAATGACTTATCTAAAAACATAAGAGATTCTTTTTTAAGTATTGTAAATAGAGAATCTAACTTTAGTTTAATTAAGTCTTGTTACTTTCCTGAGAAAGCGTTTTACTTAATATTTTTACCAGAAGCAAAAACTATTTATGTATTTGATACTCGTAGACCACTAGAAGATGGTGCTTATAGAGTAACAACTTGGAACAACTTAGACCACACTGATTTTGTTTACGATAAAACAACTAAAGAAATGTATGTTACACAAGCTAATGGCATAGCAGAGTATGGTGGGTTTACGGATAACTCTGTTCCTTACACTATGAGTTACTTTACTAACCACTTTGATTTAAATGAACCAAATAGAAACAAGTTATTAAAACGGGCTGCTGTTACTGTTATTGGTTCTACTGCACAACCATTTAATTTAAAAGCTGGTTTTGATTATGTAACAAGTTACTTCTCGTTTCCGTTTACAATAAAAGATATACCAGTGTCAGAATACGGAATAGCAGAGTACGGAGCAAATGCAACAAATGTAGCACAGTATCAAGCAGGTATATCATTAGACAGATTAGATTCATCTGTATCAGGTTCGGGAAGCATCTTTCAATTAGGTATAGAATCAAAAATTGATGGTGGTTCTTTGAGTATACAAAAAGTAGATATTTATGGAAAATTAGGTAGGATTATATAAATGAGTAATTATTCAAAAACAACAGACTTTGCAGCCAAAGATGCCCTTAGTACAGGTAACGCTAATAAGATTGTAAAAGGTACTGAAATTAATGATGAGTTTAGTGCTATTCAAACAGCAGTTAACACTAAAGCTGATATTAATAGTCCAACCTTAACTGGTACACCAGCAGCACCTACACCAAGTGCTTCTACAAATAATACACAAATACCTACAACAGCTTATGTAACAAGTGCTATTACTACAGCTATTGCAACAGCTAAAGCAGCTTTGTTTCCTGTAGGAACTATTTATACACAAGCGGGTGTTTCTACTAACCCAGCTACACTATTAGGATTTGGTACATGGGAAGCATATGGTGCTGGTCGTGTTATGGTTGGTGTTGATAGTGGTAATACACTGTTTGATGCAGTTAATGAAACAGGTGGTAGTGCTGACTCTCCTGCTGTTAATACAACTACTGGTGCTACAGCACTTACAGCAGCACAAACTAGACAAGGTAATTTGTCAAGTGTTCGTACAACAGAAACTTCTAATTCTGCTGGCCCTGTAGCCGTACCAGAAACAGGAGAATCAGGTGCTGTAAATGCAGATATTTTAAGTATTTCTGGTGGTTTTGGATTACAATTTACTAATAATGCAAGTACATCTGACACACACACTCACTCAGTAACTAATGGCACTACTACTAACGCTAACTATCAACCATTTATTGCTGTATATATGTGGAAGCGTACTGCGTAGTATGGATAAAGTTCCTGTAGTAAAGGATAAAACTTTTACTTTGTACTTAGAAGAATACAATAATTTGTTATTTATTCACTGTGATGTATATAAGTGGTTAAAGAGTACAAGAAAGAAAATGGAAATACATTTAGATTTTTTATTAAAAAAATACAACAGACCTATTTTTGCAGCACAGATAGATAATGATAACAAACACAGGAAGTTTTTAGATATGTACGGATTCAAATATGTTGGAGTTATAAAAGACTTTGAAGGTAACGACAGAACAATCTTTGTTAAAGGAGTAAATAATAATGGGTAAGGCATTAAGTAGTATAACAGGAGGTGGAGGTGGTACAAAAGCTAAACCAGCATCACCATACACACCTGTACAGTTTCAACCTTACACTTATACAAGCCAAGTAGGTACTACTACTGGTACACCTAGTGGTAATAAATTTAATTTTAGTTCTACATTAGATCCAAGACTAATTGATTTGGGTGAAGCTGGTTTAAATAGATCGCAACCTTATTTAGAAAGATTTTTAAACAATACTCAACGACCTATGTCTTTGTTTGGAGGTGTTGGTAGTGCAGAAGATAAAGCTGCTGATATATTTAAAACACAATCAGCTTTGCTTCAACCTGAGTTTGATTTACAAAACCAACAACTAGCTAACAATGTTTTTGGTAGTGGTAGGTTAGGGTTGCAATTATCAGGTGAAACAGCAGGTGCTGGTAATGTTGGTATGGTTCAACCAGATGCTTATGGCTTAGGTAGAGCGCAATCAAGAGCTTTAGCAGAGCTTTCTTCTGCTGCTCGTAAACAAGCACAAGGCGAACAACAACAAGAGTTTAACCAGGCTTTTCAAAGTTTTGGTGCTAACGAGGCACAAAAACAACAACAACTTGCTAATTTGCTTGCTGGTTATACAGGTTCTTTAGGAGCATTTGATAGTGTTGCTCAAATGGAACAAGCATTAGTTAATCAAGGTGCTGCTTTAGAAAAAAGTAGGTCAGGAGCTTATGGAGATTCTGCTACTGCTGGTGCACAACTAGCAACAGCAGGTACTAGAGAAACACCAAATAGTGGTGGTTTGTTTGAAGCATTTGGATCTTCTTTTGGAGAAGGTGCTGCTGGAGGCATAACAGATTTGTTGTTTAAAGGAGGTAATAATCCAACAGGGCAAAACCCTAATTCTAGTGGTTTAACAGGACAAAGCACTTACTCTGATTATGCAAACAGTTTAAGTTTTCTTGGCGGTGATGGTGGCAGTGGTGGAGGAAGTGGTTTTTTAAGTAGTTTTGGAGGGTCTGGTGGAGGATCTGGTAGTGGTGGTGGCGGTGGTAATTTTGGTGATATTTTAGGAGTCTTTAGTGGTGGAGGTATGGGTGGTGGTAGTAAAAAAACTGAAGATTATTTGATAGATGCAGCAAAACTTTATTTTATGTTTGGTAGTGATAAAAAACTTAAAACTAATATTAAAAAAGTTGGTCAACTTCCTAGTGGTTTAGCTACTTACACTTGGGATTGGAAAGAAGAGTTTAAACACCTTGTTGGTAATCACCCTACTCTTGGTGTAATAGCTCAAGAAGCAATGAAACTGTTCCCAGAAGCAGTTAGTATGCACCCAGATGGTTATTTACAAGTAGATTATTCGAGGGTTAAATAATGAGTTTAATGGACACAGTTTTTGGTGGTGGTATACAGCAAATTGAAAAAGACAGAGAAGCAAAAAAACAAGCTAATATACAAGCTATACTAAACCAACGACAAAAAGATGGTAATTATGATGCACTTGGTGCTTTTGGTACTCAACTTGGTACAAAACTTGGTGATAAATTTAGTAAAAAAATATTTGGTGATCCTGAGATGGATCAAGCTAAAGCTGACCAATTAGCTGTTGAACAAATTAGAAGTCAATACGAACCCAGTGATCCAAGATTTGGCTATGCGTTGTCTGATTTATTTAGGCAACGCGGTGATATGAAAACTTCTATTTCTCTTTTTAATCAAGCTCAAAAGCAAGAAAAACAAATTGAAAAAGAACAAAAACAAATTCAAGAAGCATCTGAAGATGTAGCAAGAAATAAACAATTTGCTGAAAGTTCTAACTCATCAGTTGTTAAAGGATTAGTAAAAAACGATCCAAATATTCCTCTTAAAGATTTACAAGCTGCACTTACTCAAGAGCAATCAACTAAAAAAGATGGTTCTGTAGTAGTAAATGGTAAACCATACCCTGCGTTTACAAAAGGTGGGAGATTATTTAGCGTTGATCCTAAAAGCGGTGAAATAGTAGATATAAGCACTTCTGGACTTACTTTTGAACCTTTTAGCACTAGTGTTAATAATACCACTATTAATACAGGAGATGCTAATAAAAACAGATATGCTGACGAATTTTTTAAAACTCGTGCAGAAAAAGACGTTGCAACTCAAGTACAAAAAGCTAATGCAGCATCTACAGCTAGAAAAACTTTAAGTTTGGCAGAAACTTCCCTTGAATTTTTAGAAAACACTAATGTGAACAGTGGTGTTGGTGCAGAAACTATTGCACAATTTAAAGGTTTTCTTGGCACTGTTTTAGCAGAAGCTGGAATTAATATAGATAATAATAAATTTTTAAATATAAAAGATGAATCAACCCTTAATGCTTTTACAACAGAATATTTAAAACCTTATGTAGAAGCTCAAGGAAGAAGTTTTAGTGATGCTGATTTAAAACTTTCACTAAAAAACGCAGTATCTTTAAAAAACACAAGAGAGGCTAACAAGTTTATAGCAAACGTATCAAAACTAAGTGCATTAAATACTCAAGAAAACTCTGACTTTTATAATGAGCGTTTTAATCAAGTTGGTGAAGGTGGTAAAGAAAAATTTGCTAGTTTAACTAACTCAGATAGGGATTTTGGATACTATGTAAACGATTTGCCTAGATTTAAAACATTAAGTGATGGTAATTTTGAAGTAATTAATGATGGTAGAGATTTACATAAATATTGGCAAGG